GTTGAAAGCATACCTAAAGAGTCTAACACAAACATACAAGGTTTGCGATCTTCTGTAGGTGTTTTCAAATACATATCAACTGCTTTCAATGCTTTACCACGAAAATCTTCTATGGTAACTACTTCAACAATAGCAATTCTTTTAGTATCTATACCACGAGACTCTAATAAGTCTTTATTGATAGCAGACTCAGTGTCGAAATATAAGCAGTAACCATCAGGATTAGTATCCAAAAAATTCTTGACAACTGCGAGGGCGAAGTAAGTTTTTCCAGTAGAGGTTTCGCCAGCGATAGCAGTAATACGATTACTAGATACCCCACCAGTAATGGAACCAGACACCAATCCATTAAAGATATATGATCCTGTGTCGATAAACGTGTCGCTAACTTCTTTATCGGATGCGATTTGTGCGTAGTCTGATCCAATTTCTTTTACTATGTCTTTTAAAAAGTCCATTTCAAATACCTAATAATTTACGTTGTCTGTTGAAGTAATTGTGTAATATCCAACTGCTGCTATTCACTTTGTCAGTACCACCAATACCATAATGAAACTCTATTCTAGGCTCATCATGGTATTTAAGCAACTCTGGTGTATTTTCTTTACCACGATCTCCACCGTTGCAAAAGATAACAGTGTCAGCGATATCTAAACACTTCGCAATAGCACCACATGCAGAATCATCTTCATCATCCCAAGATATAACAGCATCAACCATGTCTAAGTGACGTATGATGTCTGCTCTCTCAGTCCATGACTGAAAGTATTGACCTTTCTTTCTCTTCAACCAAGGATCACCATTCAAACCTACAATTAGATAATCTGAGAAGTCCTTTGCTCTTTCAAAATAACGAAGATGTCCTGAGTGTATGGGATCAAACCCACCAGTTACAAGACTCACCTGTTCAAAAATCATATTACCATCCCGTGTGACTCACGTAGAATTTTTTTGTAAGGACCGCCAGGATTTTCATCCCTTGTTTCTTTGACCAACTTTAGTTTTTGATACAATGCAGTATCACCACCTAGAGTCAATGCTCTAACAATAGTGGCGAGTTCTTTGTCGTTTACTGGTAAATCCATGTGAAATAATAGATGCTTGTATTATAGCATCAAACAAAGAAGAGGTCTAGTGTAGCATGTTTTTCTATTGACCATCCAATAGCATCTAAAATTGCTTTGAGTGGTTCTAAGAAAGACTTCTCGAACATGAGATTATAGTCAACGTACTTCGCCAATCCTAATTCCACAGGAAAATCTGATATGAATGATATAACATTCTCGTGTATGGGATTAGGTTTGGCAAGGTATACGAATTTTATCTTCTCACCGTTGTTGATTGCACTATACTTTGCCTCTAAATTATGCTGCTTGATGTAGTGATTATAAAGAAGAGATCCTCTAACATGTATTGGAGTTCCCTTGGCATAGATTGATAGATTACTTTTGTATTTTACAACGTCATTACATGATCTAGGGAAAGCAACCTCAGAAGGATCTAACTTCCTAAATTCATTCCTCTTAGTATCAATGTACTTGATGACATCATCTTCACTTTGATTCATTATAATATTCAAAGCTTCTTTGATCATCTTCCTACAAGGTGCAGGTGTAGATGACTTGACTGCTTCGATACCCATCATTTTCAATTTGGGTTCAGCAAATCTAACTCCTTCAATATCCCATGCATTGAGTATGTAGCGTTTTTTAGCAGTCCATATTCCACGTTCAGCAATCGTCTCACGCTTCATAAACATTTTCTGTTCGTATGCGTTTACGTACTTGGCCAACGCTTCATAAGAATCCGAAATATATTTTTCAAATTCCATCTCACAGATCTTATCAATGAACGAAACGATGCCCTCAGTAGTCTTTTCTCTCCCCTCGTATACAGTCTCGACCAAAGGACCGAGATGCAAGTAAATAGAATCAGTATCTGAAGCAATAACATAATCTTTCCCTGTAGTTTTTAGTACATTGTTCATGTACTTATTCATCTTGTTTTCGATCCACCTAATACTAAATTGCCCTCCGAGAGTAATAGCTTCAGCGTTTGCCAACATATAATAACGGAAGTAATTATTACCAATAGCACCATAAGCACTGTTAAGTTGAATCTTCTTCGCCATCTGGATGTTGTTACATCTTGAGATCTCTCTTTCAAGAGCCTTCGTAGGTGTTTTCTCATACTTTTTCTTTGCAGCAATCATCTTCTTCTTGAAGACAACACGTTCACCGTAGATCTTATCCATTAGTTTGGGTAAAAATCCTTGTTTCTTAGTGGTGAACATAGCACCATTAGGACATACAGTAACGTCTTCTAGATCAGATAGATCAACCTCCTCATTGAGTAGTTTATCTACACTAACAGAAGGATATCTCTGATCTAATAAAGTCTCAGGAGAGATATTATACTGCATTATAAGATGAGGATAAAGAGAATTCAAGTCAAAAGATACAACCCAGTCATACATACCAGGTTTAGGTTGCTTTACATAAGCACCAGCATACTTCTCACTCTTATCTTGTTCTTGTTTAGGTGGTATAACAATGTTCTTTCTCTTTAGGTCATTGTATATTATCATATCCCACATACGAACCTGATAGAACACATCAGTGAAATTTACCTTGGCATCATATGCCATGGTGATAGCGAGTTCAATCAATTTCATTTTCTCCTCAAGGGAGTCAACCAATCTAACGTCTTGGATGTTATAGTCTACAAACTTATTCCATCCCTTAGTGTAAAAGTCCTTGAAGGTATCAAACTCAGAGTGGTCTAGTTTCTTTTGACCTAGTTCTACTTCGCCAATATAGTCAAGTCTATATGATTCTTGTGCCTTGTATGTAAATTTCTTGTATAAGTCCATGTAGTCAAGGACAGTTACACCTCCAATATCATACATTAGATGTGGTCTACCCATTAAATAAATCTCTTCATGAGTTACAAGACCCCAAGGAGATAGTTTCTTCATAACCTTCTCACCAAGTACTCTGGTAATCCTCTTAGCAAGATATGGGATATCATATAACTGACAGTTCCAACCTGTCACAACATCTGGTGGATTATGACTCCAGAAATTTATAAAATGTTGAAGTAGATCATACTCATCATTACACTCAACATACTTCACCATTTTATCTTGATGACGATAAGGACCAACACCAAATGTTAGTATCCTTTTTGTAGCATAATCCTGTAATGTGATACAGAGCATCTCCTCATCACACTTTTCTACTGTAGGGAATCCATTCTCCGACTTGACCTCAATGTCAATAGTCATCAAACTCATCTTCTTGATGTCAAACTTTATCTCAGTCTCTGGATATTTCTCAGAAATATATTGGTAGATATATCTGTTGTTACCATAAATCTCAAATCCTTTTACATCTTGATGTGTTTTTATAAACTCTCTCGTCTCACGTACAGTACCAGGTTGTATAGGTTGTGCATACTTACCATCTAATGTCTTATACTTTGTTCTCTTCTTACTAGGAACGAACATCGTGGGTTGAAATGGTTCCCTCGATGTAAAACTTTTTCCACCTTCATACCCCCTGACCAGGAAATCATTCCCAACCATCTGGACGTTTGTATAATATCTCATTCAGTAACGTTCTTTGCAGTTAGTGCTTGATACTTATCTAAGTGTGACTTATCAGGTTCTAGTATAGTAAGAAAACTATCCGAATGCATCTTCATCTCACGTTGCATAGAGAATGATGGCCAGTGTTCTAGGAACTCACCTTTTACTTCAAAAGGTTCTGTCACCTTACAATCAGGTTCACCCATCTCCGAACCAACCTCCTCCAACCTAGCAATCAATGTCAAACCGTTCTTCAATAATAAAATTTTGATCATAATGAAAGACTTCTTGACTTTAAGTTTACCACAACTGTACGTACTTTGTCAATATAACCTTGGTTCCGTAATTCTTTGAACACCATGTTCTCAAAACCATACTCTCCATACTTCTGTAGTGATGTGCCTCTAGAGTCTCTTAGTTTTTTGACAAGTTCCTTGAGACCGTCAGCATTCTCACTTTTTATGAGAGTATCTATCTGATGTTTGAATGTATTTACTTTCTTTTCTATTTCTTTTTCCTCTACCTCACCTTCTATTCTTTCTGGTTTTTGTAACCATGTTTTTTTCAATAGACTATACACACCTTGACTCTTCTTACGTGTAACCTTTGGTCTCTCGATGTATGGTTCTGCCTTGACACCATAGATTGTGACGTTGTGAGTCAGTTCCCATAGTGTTTTCTTGTCCATATAATATTGATCAAGTAAATCTGGATTACAATCAGGTATAAACTTAGGATCTACAACAATGTGTACATCTAGGTCAGAATATTGTGTGTAGTTGTAACCTGCATTACCACCTAATAATAACACATCAACTAACGCTCTTTCATCTAGATCAACGTAAGCAGCAAATGCTTCTGCAAAGTTCATCAATGCTTCTCTAACTTCAGGCTTGAGAGAATCCCCAATCCAGAACACTGGATTGAGGATTTCTGTGAATCTAAGAGAGATAGTTTCTCTTAGATTCTTTCTGTTGATATGTTTTAGAACTCTTGAATACATGTATGTATTTAGAGCCAATCTTTTCGCTGCTGTGCCTCTGGTATTACTTTCTCAATATCTATGAGAAGTAGTCCGTCTTTGAAATCTACCTTCTTGACAACAAGTTCTTCGGGTAGTGACCAAGTACGAGTGAATGCTCGTTGTGCTAGTCCTCTATGCATGTACTCATGCTCTACACCGTCTTCCTTCTTGCCCTCTACCACAAGTTGTCCTTCTTGCGTATAAACTTTCAGGTTTTCTTTATTGAAACCTGCTGCTGCAACCTCAACCCTATACTCATTGTTAGATATCTTTATAGTATTATAGGGTGGGTAGTTTTGGACTGGTATGTCGAATTTCGATTGCCAATCATCAAAACCAATCATGTTACGTCTTATCCTTGAAAGATAATCGTAAGTATCTCCAACACTGAGCGTGACAGTATTGGCATCTGTACCAAACATAGTGACCTCCTTGAGCGTCTAGTTGTAATTGTCCCCGTAGGCGACAATACTATTTACCACTTTTCCATAACAATCTCTATGGTATTATCAACATCTTTCTGTTCGGTTGTTACAGTAAATCCCTGTGACTGTGCGGTTTCTACCACAGCAAATCTTGCATATACCTGAGTTACTTTTTCTAAAAATCTTTCGATAGGTAATGATT